GTGAAAGAGTATATCCGAAATGGGTTGCAGCTGGCAAAATGCGACAAGAAAAAGCTGACGAAGAAATCAGACTCATGCGTCTTGCTGCTGCTTGTTTCAATAAAATTCTTGAAGGAAAAGCTCCTGAAGTTCAGCAGCAACTTTTCGACCTGAAGCAATATGAACAGAAAAGACTTTCGCATTATGACGGATATTAAGGGGGAGAAGTTATGAAGAAAAGACTTTCTGACATTATAAAACTTGAATTGATGAAATATTTCAGATTTGAACGTCAATACGATTTGATATGTACTGAAGGAATACACCTTGCAGACTTCAACGCATACAACGGAACAAGTCTTGTCGAAGTTGAAGTCAAAATTTCAAAATCAGATTTCAAAAAAGAATTTCAAAAAGAAATCAATTTGAAAAATCGCTGGAAAATATATAAACACAGAAACTATTCAGAACCGAAACAACATCTGCTCAACGGTTATATTGTCCCGAACAGATTCTATTTTTGCGTACCAGCAAAACTTGCAGACTGGGCTGTTGACTATCTGAAAGACAAAAATTCAAAATATGGTCTTTTGTCTTATGACGAAGAACGCTACACCGGGAACGCTCACATCATTACAATAAAACCCGCAAGGAGTTTACACACAGAAGAACAAGACAGAATGAGAATTGCTCTTTCAATGGCACGTCGCACATCGAATGAGCTTATAACATCAAAACAAAATCACGACAAAGACTGTCAAGAACTTGACGCACTGCGAAAAGGAGTCATTGTCGCTGAAGGTATAGAAATAGAGGAGAAATGAAAATGCAAAATGTAACGATTTTAAGAGAAATCATTGAAACACTTGAAAGACACAACGAAGAATTCACTGTTGAAAAGTTTAATTCAGACGTTGTTCACTGCGGAGCTGAACAAGAATTGACTTCGTTCAATATTAAGTTTGATTTGAAACAAAAAGAAAAACCAGCTGAAACAATTTCTGTCAACTATGTTCAACCTGAAGAAGTTGTTCCGGGAACTGTTGCTCCAGCTGAAGAAATTTTGACAGCTGATGAACCAAAAATCGCAGAATGCGTTGAAATTCCTTGCGAACCTGAAGTCAAAGAAGAATATTCCCCAAAAGTAAAAAAGAAAAAATCTTCAAAAAAATGTTGCTCTTGCATAAACTGCTATGAAAAAGACGGACAGAAAGAATGCTGCAAAGGGCTTCGTTCATATATTGGCGAATATACTATTGCTCAAGGTTGTTCGGAGTATATCGAAAAATGAAAAAGAAGTGCATTGTTTGCGACATTGACGGAGTTATTTTTGACACTGCGGAGCTTCTTCAAAAATTTGAAAGTCTTCCTGAAGCTGAAAAATGGAATCAATTCAATTTGCATGCGACGCGGCTTGAAGTGAATGTTTCTTTTGACTTAATTGACATAATTGAAGCATACGCTGAAAAACACAGAGCGACAGTCGCGTTTGTTACAGCTCGCAGCGATGTTATTTATTCAAAAACGCTTCGTCAACTTCTTTATTATTTTGATAAAACAAAAATATGCAATTGCGGTCTTTATATGCGGAAAGAAGGGGACACTTCTTCAGCTGCGGACGTTAAAGAAGAAATTATTGAACAACTGGAAAAAGAATTTGACATTGTTCTTGCTATTGACGACGAAAAAGAAAATTGCGAAATGTTCAAACGTCATGGAATTTTGACAATGCAAGTTTATTAAGTATTGTAAACAAGGTTAAAAAGCGGAATTCAACCCGCTTTTTTGTTTGATTTGTCCTATTTTCTAAAGTGTACCCAGCTGGGTATTACAAAATAATATATAATGATAAGCGACAAAAGGTTTTCAGACCTTGAAAGCCTACTTTGTTAAATAGGGGATCTTTATGTCTTTTTTGTGTTGCGGGATAAAATATTCAAAATCAGACATTGAAACGTTTCAAAGCATTGAAACAGATTTGATTCGCGATTTTACAAAAAAGAAAATCGGAAAAAGCAAAGTTGTCAAACAAGTTGTTGAAACATTACTTTGCAAAAAGTGTTATTGCATAAAGGTTCACAACAAATTTTTCGGACGTGCTGCAAACGGCAAATTGAAAATTCTTGAAGTCGAAAAACTGCAAGACAATATTCGGGAAAGAGATCCGAAAACAGGCGAAGAAATTATTCGCAACGCTGCAACTGAATTTCTTATGGAAACAGAAAAAATCAGAATCAGACAGCCGCAAAAAGAACCAGTCAGAAGAATTCCGTTCGCAAAAAATATTGATTTGTGCTATGGAAAAATTCTTGACAGCTACACACAGCGAGCAAGATATATCAACGAGCAAGACTGGGGACACAATTCTGAAAGAATTCATTCCGAATGTAAAATCGAGCAAATGAAACAAACAGAAAAAATTGCGTAATAGTGTTTAGACATAAAGAAGTTATTTTGAACCCGCAAGGGTTCTTTTTATTGAAATATGGCAAAAGAAAAAGACGTAAAAATTATTGCGGGCAAGGTTTGTGTTTCAACTTCCGCATTATATGAGATTTTAGAAGTAAACGAATCAACGCTTGTTCGCTGGGCTGACAAAGGTTGTCCGAAAGTTTCTCGCGGGTGGTGGTCTATTAAAGACGTTCTTGACTGGAGAAATGCGAGCTTCAAAGCTATGACTGAAAATGACATCGACAAAATGAGCATTTCAGAAAAAAAGACTTATTATGACGGAAAAGTTAAAGAAGCACAGCTTGAAGCGTTAAATTTGAAGAACAAAATTGCTCAAGGCGAATATATCGCAAAAGAAGAAATCGTTGCAGAGCTTCAAAGGTTTCTTGTTGTTCTTAAAAAATCAATGACAAGTTTTTCAAGAAAAATTGCTGCGGACCTCTCTCACATTGTTGATTCAACAGAAGCTCGCAGAATGGGAAAATTGATTTCAGACACAACTGCAAACGTCCTTGAACAATTGAGCATTGACGGTGTCTATGAAGCAAAAGGAATCAAAAACAAAAGTTAAATATTGCCCGCCTTCGTGGATAAGAGAAGCTCTTAAAACATTAAAACCGCCCGAAAGAATATCCGTCAGCGAATATGCGGACAAAAATCGAATTTTAGGTTCTGAAAATGCAGAACCGGGAAAATGGAACACTTCAAGAACTCCATATCTTGAAGACATAATGAACACATACAACGATCCCGACATTGAAGAAGTCGGATTCGTAAAACCGACGCAAGTCGGGGGAACTGAAGCTCTCAATAATATGCTGGGGTTTGCTGCTTCTCAAGAAGCTGCTTCAAATTTGGTTGTTCTACCGACAACAGACCTTGCAGACTATTCTTCAAACAAAAGAATTCAACCGATGATTCGTTTGAATTCAAACTTAAAAGAAATATGGGACGAACAGAACTCAAAACTTGCGGAATTAAATTTCACAAACGGAGCAAGTATATATTTCAGCGGAGCGAATTCTCCGTCAAGTCTTGCTTCAAAACCGATTAAAAATTGTTTTTTTGATGAAGTTGACAAATATCCGCTTTTTTCAGGAAAAGAAGCAGATCCGATTTCACTTGCAAAACAAAGACAAATGACATTCAAGGCAGACAAGTTTTCTTTCGCTGCTTCTACTCCGACAACGAAACTCGGCACTATATGGAAAATATGGAAAGCTGCGGACCGCCGCTTTGAATATTACGTTCCATGCCCGCACTGCGGACACTTGCAAACATTCAAATTCAAAAACGGTATAAAATGGGACGAGAACGCAAAGACAGCGGAAGAACGAAAAGAATCTGCTTATTACGAATGCGAACATTGTCGTCAAAGAATAACGGACCAGCACAAACAACAAATGCTGCGTTCAGGTATTTGGAAAGACATTGAAACCGGGGAGCAATATCGAAAAATTAAAAACAGAAAACGCAAAATTGCGTTCAGAATAAATGCGATATATTCTCCATGGGTTTCATTCGGGGACGTTGCTTATGAATTCACTGTTTCAAAAAACTTCCCTGAAAAATTGATGAACTTTGTCAATTCTTGGCTTGCTGAACCTTGGGAGCAAACAGAAGTCAAAATGAATTCTCAAGTTGTGCTGGACCGTCAGACACGATTTGAAGAAAACATCATTCCGAACGAAGCTCAAATTTTGACAGCTGGAATTGACGTTCAAAAAGACCGCTTCTACTATGCAATAAGAGCATGGGGAGCATATATGACATCATGGGGTATAACCCATGGACAAGCGTTTTCGTGGTCTGAACTTGAAGGAATTATGAACAGAGTTTTTCAGAAAGAAAACGGAGAACTTGTTCAAATCAACCTTGCTGCGATAGATTCAGGCGACCAGACTGACGAAATTTACGACCTTTGTGTTATGGCTCAAGACTGGCTTGTTCCTATAAAGGGGAGCAGTCGTCCGATGTTACAGCGTTTCAAAGTCAGTCTTATTGACAGAGTGAATTCAAAAGCTCATGGAATGCGACTCTATATTGTTGACGGCGGTCAATATAAAGATATGATCGCAGCTCGTTTGAACCGTCCGAACGGACGCGGTTCTTTTATGGTTCACAATAATTGCGATGAAGACTATGCAGAACAGCTTTGTTCAGAAGAAAAAGTTCCAGCAAAAAACGGCGGTTTTATATGGCAGCCGAAAACATCGCATATTGATAATCACTTTTTAGACTGCGAAGTTTACGCTTCACTTGCTGCGGACCTTTTGAATGTCAGATATTTGGAAGACATTCAAGCGACGCAAAGTTTTGAACGAGAAGAAAGCAGACAAACAGAAAGTCTTGTTCAAAATTCAGAAAGCTGGATTCATACTCCGCAAAATTGGTTGAAAAAGTAAAAGGAAAAACTATGACTCCACAAGAACAACTTATTCAAATAAATGCTGCAATAGCTGCAATTGAAAACGGCTGTCAAGAATATTCTATCAACGGAAGACGCTTTGTTCGTCCTGACTTGTCAAAGTTATATTCGGAAAGAGCTTCAATTCAGTCGCAAATCGCAGCAGAACAGAACAACGGAATCGGACAAAGCACTTTTGTTGCTCGCTTCGATAGAAGGTAAAAACATGGAACAAAAAAAGAAATCAAATTTGAATATTCTCGACAGAGCAATTTCTTTTATTTCTCCGCGAGCTGGTCTTGAACGTCTTGCATGGAGAAATGCTCAAAGAAGTTATGACGCGGGAAGAACAGACAGACTGAATGCGGGCTGGACTCCTGTCAATGCTCCAGCTGAAAGCATGAACCAAAGT